AGAAAATTATGTCAAGCAACCGTATGATACAGTGACTGTTGCAAAAATCCAACACAACTTTGAATTGTTTTATAATTTAGATATAACAACCAAGGGCATTGTCACAGACCTTGTGGAACCAATTGTAAAATTTATTGAACAATAAAGTTTATTTGAGATAAGGCAAGAACTTTTGCCATATCAGTCCTGCTTGTGCATCTTGATCACTCCAGTGGGCGGCGGCTAAATCATACAACCATTGTTCCCGATCATGTGTTGCCGGAGTCTCAATCCGAGCAATGTCATGATTAGCCACTGCCCAGGCCACGCAACTCACATCATCAACAAACACAGGTATGCCGGCACATACAGCCGCTACACTTGCACTACTGTTAAAGAACACTGCCGCATGAGCACCGTTTAGATTGTCTGCCAACTGAGTGGTCAACGGATCTGCTACCATGATGCTGTGGTCATTTTTGGCCTGTCTTTTTCTCCATTTGTGGAACTCGTCAGGTCTGTAGTCGCCTGGGTGCGGCCTTATCATGATAGAGCGTGGGCTGTGTTGTTGGATTTCTCGAATTTTTTCGTTGAGCCATCCCAATGGGTTGAGAGACTTCATGGAAAAACCGCCGTCACGTTGCATGCAAATCAACACATGTCCGTTTGGGTTTGTTTGCGGTGGTTGTAATTTGATATCAAGAGCATGACTGATTTCATTCCACTTGGAAGAGTCGCTGTTGTGATTGGCATATTCAGCGCGATCATAAAACGGACCGCCCAAACTATAACGTAGATATCTACTGCCGTCATCGATATATTTCCAACAACTGGCATCAATACACATGGTTTGATATCCACGAAGTCGCTGTTCTGCTATGACTTGTTTGCGTAAGGTGATATTTTGGCCACCAGTGTTGGTTGTGGCCCAGCCCAGCATTACTGCCAGTCGACTGGGAGTGTAAACGTAGTCACGTTCTACATGCACTCGGCCACCTGAATTAGCAACTCCGGTAGCAAAACTTTCAAGACACTGGCTTTTACGGCTGTGCTTTTTTACATTGGCCACACTGGAAATGTAAACAACACAATCAAGCATCGTTTAGTATGCGCCAGGCAGTACCATCACGCATCTCCGTTTCAGTAAATTGACAATATGCTATATGATTGGCCCAGGCTCGAACTTCATCTAGTGTGGGTGTGTATGGGTCTTCGATTGCTTCAAGGCTTTGACTACACAGCGGTGCGGCTGCATTTGGGCCCAGTGTAATAGCGGGCTTGCCGTGTAATAATGCTTCCCCGGCAGCAATACTAGAGAATGTGACCAAACAATGCACATCACGGTCCAGGGCCATTTCCATAGTGTCGTCGTTGACTCTGACGCTACGTCCTTGCTTTTGACGTATAACAATGGGTCTATCTGTATATTTTTTGATTTCTTCTTGTACACTGGCCAACCAATCTTCTAGGATGATATCATAGTTGTTTAGTAGTTTTTGACTGGGAGGTGCAATAAGAATATTTGTGCCGCGTTTGAACTTTGATAGTTGTACTCCGGTGCGTTCTAATCTGTCTCCAGGGCGTTCAATTATTCCGCCAAACCATTGCACATCATTTTTAGTGATGCGATGAAACGTTTTCTTTTTGCCGTTGCCAAAGTAGCCAGTATCAATGTAATAAAAATCTCTACCGGCTGTTTTACAGGCCTGCATTTGTTTGCGTTTGGTTATGCCACGCAACACAACTGGTGTTGCATTGAATTCTTCTTTAGTCCAGGTGCTGATTTGTCCTCCAGCACCTTGAACAAAACTTTGTAGGATTGGATCGTACATATGACCTTTTCTTTTATATCTATATTCGCTGTCTATGCTCACTATGTTGTTCACAGGCAATGCTGTCAATTGCTCACTCAGCGTTTGTAGTGTGATACCGTAGGTAGATCCTGCAGGATCCACTCGATATTTTAGTATGTTATCAAATATTGCTCGTATTTCGGGTACCACCTGATCCAACACATGCGGCTCCGGAGGTGGTGGTGGTGCAGGAGGTGCCGGCGGAATATACGATGATTCGTCTTCCTGTTCCCAAATCATTCTATTAGCCTTTGCTGACAGTATTCAGTAAGTATGCGTTCTCTGTGCCAATCTTCACTTTGTGGAGTGTCAGCGAACTCATGGAAGCATGGAGTGCCCAAGGTATAGTGCAAGAGCTTGGCAGCGGGGTTTGGCCCGTATTCATCGGGCAACCAATTCCATTCCTTTGGCAGTTCGCCTATGCGTTCATCTTCTATCCAGGTGAACCTGTGCAGTTCAGCCCCTGTGGCCTTTTGCACAAATTGTGGCATTAGTTTACGATTAGGAAAACTGCCACAGTTCCAAAGTATAACACTTGACCAATTTTTGCGAGGGTAATCTTCGTTTTTTGACCCAAGATACTTTTCTGACATTCGGGTTTTATAATCATGCTTGACAACCATTACATCATTGTAAGGATTTTGTAAATTCCACAATTCAGCAATGTCACCACGTACTATCATGTCACCGTCGATAAAAATTGCCCAGCCTGTGAACTGCATCATGTATGGCACCAAAAATCTAGTATAGATAAAATGATTACTGCCATCAGTGTGTGTTTCACTGTAGTCTCGAAACAAATTAAGTGCCACAGGCACAATTGCAACTGGGTGACTTGAGTTACGAATAATTGAATTCACACAGGTGTGGTATGCTATTGCTTCTCTAGGATCGTATCCTACAAATACAGGTATGATGTCTTTCATCGGCGTTCAATGTCTTCTTCTATGCAACGGTCACCATACTGAATTTCAATCAACTTCAGCGGCTGATCAGTTTCGTTGCACAACTGATGCCACTCATTCAATTTGATCCATGTTGATTGGTGACGTGCTGGACTGGCCATCAAGTCACGATCAGTTGAGTGTGGGTCCACAGTATACACAGTGGCCTCACCTTCGGCCACAAACCAGAACTCTGCACGTTTTTCGTGCCGTTGCATACTCAAGCATGTTTTGGGAGCCACGGTAAGTTCTTTGAGTTTCACATGATCGCCCACTTCGTGTAGCACACGATAATATCCCCAGGCACGTGCAGTCTTGGGACTTTTCCATTCTTCTAATATCCAAGAACTGGAGTTGGCCTTGTTGTCTCCCCCAACACCAAACACAAACTTCACATCATCAAACTTCATCTCAGGAATGTTGTTGGCTGTGCGGTCGCCACCATTGGCAAAGATGATTTCATCGTTGGGATATTTTGCTTGAACTTGACGAATAGCGTCGCATGCTGTGCCGTCGCTGTCATCAAACTTAATTACTTCACCAACCATGTGCAAGTTGTCTAGCACGACCATGCGTTCGCGCCAGGGCATGAACGGGCGGCCTTTTTTGCGTGTGAGCCACTCGTCTGAGTTCAAGCCCACTACCACATGATCACCCAAATGATCAGCATGGTTAAGATAAGAGATATGCCCGGAATGTAGTGGATCAAATCCACCGGTTACTATGACGATTTTCATGCAGGTATTTACACCTGGATGTCTTCCATACCTGCAGTTCTTAGGCGTACCACATGACCCATTTGCCACTGTTTGGTGTCAAGCCCTTTGAGTATACCCAACCAACGATTGCGCAGATACGCCACTTCGTTTATGAGAGTTTCGTAGTCAATCACTTCGTCTTCGCCATCCACATACTTTTCAGCATCTCTTGATGTTAGGGCACGAGCATATCCTTCAAGATACTTTTGAAAATGCTTTCTACGTATCTTGCGTAATTGGATGTTGAGATAGTTTAGTACTGCTTCGATCTCTTGCAGTTGATTGTATCTAAACTCGGTTATACCCGGCAAGGCTGTGATATTTTTTTCAACTATGCCGTAAATTTTACAATCCTTTTTAGCATCGTCAAGTTCACGCTCGTAGTGATTTATAAAATCTGGAATAGCATTTAAACTAGCAACTACGCGGCTGTACCACATTAGTTTTCCCAGTCTTCGTCTTCTTCTTCCTCTTCCAACTCATCTTCTTCGTCTTCCGCAGCATAGTCCTTGTCGTTGTCAAGATATGCGGTCAAGGCACGTTTGATGTCTGTGTCACCTTTGAAGGCCGCACGAATGTCTTCCACGTCCGAATCATTGTCCATCAAGATCTGTATCACAGTTTCAGCGGCTTCGGCACGGTCCACTGTGTTTACAAAACGCTTGAGTTCTCCCCAAATTTCACTGGCTATTGCTTCACTCATCTGCTGTTTCCTCCGGAGTACTTACCTCGGCTTTCTGATTTCCAAAGTCTGCCATGACCTTGTCTAAACATCCGTCATCGTTCTTTTCCCAGGCTTTACGGAACTTCTTGATGATTTCACCATCACTTGTGGTAAACACCAGGCTGTTGCCTTCACGCTTGAGCATTTCTTTTTTCTCAATCAGGTCCACAAGACCTGAGTACGGACTCATACCTGTTGTGTAAGGAATCTTGACCTGCACACCTTCAAAGGGTTTGGCATAGCGTGTTTTCATAACTTTACACCCAGCACGGATACCGTTGACTTCAGATACTTTGTTGCCGTCCTCGTCCTCTTTGAGTTTCATCTTCTTCATGGCAACCACAATACTTGATGCATAGATAAAGCCTTGCCCCCCGGAGATCTTGTCATCTGGGTCAAACATGTCTTGACTTGCGTATGTGTGGTTGGTACATACCAAGCCCACGTTGTAACTACCAAACATGTTGACACAGTTACGAACCAATGCAGTAAGTGCCTTGGGTTTACGACCCAGGTCGCCTTTCATTTCACCTGCGTCAAACTGGTTGACGTCTGTGGGTGTTAGCAACATACCTAACGAGTCGATCACAAACATAACTTTAGGACGCTCGCCTTCTGCTAATGCTTTGTAGTCACTCATAAATGTGGAGATTGTCTTGGCTACATCGTCAATCATGGCCATTGACAGTTTGAGCAATTTGCTTTCACTAGTATCAACTCCAAGTGCTTTAAGCCAGTCTTCATCAAGAGCGTTTTCGCTGTCAATCAGCACCACAAAGATGCCTTGCTCTTGTGCGTTCTTCACAATGTTGCCGGAACAGATGTAACTTTTGCCTGCACCCGAGTCACCGGCAAACACAGTGACTTTGCCCAATGGGATACCACGGTTGAAGTCTCCAGAGATCAGGTAGTTCAAGGCATAGTTGCCTGTGGAGATCCAGTCTGTTGGATCGTTGAAGCCAATTGACAATCCGTCAATGCTCTTGGTGATTTCCTTGCGGAATTTACTTACGTCAAATGGTTTTCCCATGTTTACTCCAATGTAATAAAATTATTTTCTATCAGTGAATTCTTATAGAACAATTGTCTGTATTGTAACAGATTCTCATCAAGTTTGTCAAAGTTTGCCAGTGGCATTTGGCTACCCACACAAGGTAAGCCATGTTGTTCGCACCATTTTTGATATTCTGACGGCGGCCCATATGTTTGGTGCCGTGCCACATGTAATCTTAATGTTGTGTATAATTCTGAAAAATTATTCAAATCAGTATCTACAGTTGTATCGTTGTTTTGCCATTTTTGCCAGGTTGATCTACCAAGATTATTGTAGGCAATAGATATATTGTACACCCCAAATCTCAATATATCTGTGCCAAAACGATTGGGCATTATGTAATCGGGATTGGATGAGACTGCTTGAAGATTCAAAGTAGACTCTTCAATGGCATGTATCAACTTGTTAATTGCTTTCAAGTCTCCCGGAAATACACTATCTGCAACAGTAGCAATATTAGGAAAACGCTGATGTAGTTTGACCCATTGACTATGCAGACGGTTAAGATTATCTTGATTGCCTGGGTCGAGCTCTATATCAAAATCTGTCAAATGCAACCGATTGTGAACAAAAGATTGTATGCGATCAAAACGTTGTTGTAATTCTTGACTCAGAGAAGCATACCCTAGGTCCGACACTGTGTATTGATTTAGAGCACGAGAATTAAGTTGCTCTACAAAATATTCGTACACACCATGATCGATAACCGCAAGTTCTATCGCATCATGAGTTTGAGTCCAGCGCAGTTTTGGCATACAATAAAAACAAGGCCCGTAGGCCTTGTTCAATTACTTTTGCTGTCTGGCGCGGATCATGGCCAAAATGTCTTCGGCTTTTTGACCACTACCGGCAGGTTTTGCCACAGGAGCAGTTGGTGCCGGTGCGTCGTCTTCA